AACACCGGCGTTGTACCGATCGAAAATAGTTCCCATATCAACCTCGCTTTTGGACACGTTTCGGCGCGTTCGGCGCCACCTTGGAAAACTCCTTGCCGACCTTCGGCGCGATGCCCACCTTCTTGGCGAAGGCCGGGTTGTGCGCGACCGCCTGCATCAGCTTAGCCTGAGCCTTGGACTTGGCAGGCATGTCAACCTCCCAGACGGAGCGTCGGCACGCTGACCCCGCCGAACACGATGCTCAGCAGCAAGATGATGGCGATGAGCCCGAGGATCGCATTGACGACCATGCGGAACGGCTCGGGGATCGGCATCTGGCCAAGAATCCACCAGACCAGCGCAAAGACCAGCGCGATGATGAGGATCGTGATGAGCAACGAGATGAGGTTCATGGCTTCTTTCTCCTGGCCGATTCTTCAGTGGGCGAGTCGAGGTCGATACTGGGGGTGTTGTTGACGTTCACATCGGCCCTACTCCCGTCTCCGATAGCTAGCGCACACCCCTGTAGCACCAGCACGATCAGACCACACGATAGGCAAACGAGAAGCTGCATGCCTGGGCACCTGCAACGAACGAACGAATGACGAAGGTGGCCCGGTCGTTGGTGGCGTTGCCGAAGATTGAGCCGTAGATCGCCTTGTCGTGGTCGAGCGCCGCCTGCGGTGCGAAGGTGCCTGCCAACTGATCGGCCGATGTCAAGGCACTGGCGATCGGCAGTGACAAGTCGAAGCTCGACGGCGAATCGCCAGACGTGAAGGTCGGGGTCACGCGGCCCCACACGCTCACCACGTCACCGATGCGGGTCCAGAACACCGTGCCGACCGTACCACTGGGCACGTTCGTGCCGGCCGTGACGGTCAGGCCGGCTGAGGTACTCTGCGCTACCTTGTTGGTGCCGGTGCTTGACACCGCGCCTGTAACTACCAAGCTGGTGGTAACCGTAAGCGTGCCACCGATAGTTGCATCATCGGTGACGGTCAAGTCATCGCCAGCCGAGAGGTCACCAGAGGCAGCGATGTTCCCCGTGACATCGAACCCACTCGCGTCGAAACTGCCCCGAGTGGATGCATCGGTGACGAACGTAAGCACATCTGTCGCATGGCTGTAGACCATACCCCCCGCGACGTTGCTGCCCGAGTCGCCGAAGCGGATCGCTTGAACACTGCTGCCTGCAGTGCCAAGGAAAGTGATGCCTGTGCTGCCCGTGCCATCGATCACCAGTGAATCGTTGTTCGTGTTGGCCCCCAACCCCGTGGACGTACCATCGAAGATTTGGGCGATAGGCGCCGCGCCAAGGACCAATCGGGCCGAATTGCCCGCCTTAAAATCCAGCTCGTCGTCCACGTGGCTGTAGAACATGCCACCCGCAGTGGTGGCGCCCGAGTCACCGAAGGCCACGCCTTGCAAGCTGGTACCCGCCAGCCCCATGAAGGACAAGCCAGTGTTGCCAGTCGAGCTAACCACGATGCTGTCGTAGCTGCTCGAAGCCGCCAGCCCGCTGGTCGTGCCTTCGACGATGCCAACCAAGCCATCGGTCGCTCCACCAACGTAGAAGCCGGGAGCCTCAATCGGCTCGATGCTGCGAACGCTGGTGCTGTCGATTTCAATCCGCCCCGTCGAATTGGTGCTCAGGATCATCAGATGCGAGCCGGGGGTGTAGCTCACGCCGCCGACGTTGGACACCGCAGCCGACGAGAAGCCGTAGCGCAGCGTGCCGCCGACAGCGCCAGCATGCACATTGATGCCTGCACTTGTTGCCGACTGCACTACCAGCGTATCGGACGATGTCCAAGCCGGACTGGCCGCTGGCGTACTGTTGCGCACCTGAAGGCGCACGTTCGAATCAGGCTCTACGCGAATGCCCAGATCGCCCATGAACACCGAATCTGCGTCACCCGCACCGTAGATGAAGAACTTATTGGCCGCAGCCGTCATCTCCGAGCGGATGCCGCTGATGTCAGCACCGACTGACAAGTCATTGATACTGATGCCACGATTATTCGTAAGCGTCTGTCCCGCACCGAGCGCCGGATCGTTGATGCGGACCGCAGCGTAGGTGCTGGTGGTGTAGGCCCCAGCTTCAAAGCGGTCGTTGATGTACAGACCGTAGCCAACGCTTGTGGTACTGGCGCTGAAAAGCGCGTTCTCCCGCATGCCGAATTGCGTTGTCCCGGTACTAACAAGTCGGGGGCGGTTGTAAATGCCAACCGAGGTGGAGCCGACATCGGTACTGCTGTCGCCGACAAGGAACCCCGGGGTCGAATCGAACTCACCCCGGATGACACCCCCCGTCACGAACTGGATTTCATCGGCCCCCAGGCTGACGAAGCCTGTGTTCGCGTCACCAGCAAATGAGAGACTGGGCGCTGCGGCAGTGCCTGCAGTCAGCACGAGCGTATCCATCGCAGACACCACATTCGTGCCATCGCAATACAGCGACATCGCGCTGCCCGCAGGTACGACGATGCCAGTGCCTGCTGAGGTCTTGAAGTTGATGCCGAAGCCACCCGTGGTGGCATTGCGCACGAAGTAGTTCTTGCTGACCGAAGGGCAGACGACGTTGCGCTGCGCCGTGAGCGCGCCGGTGAGCCTGATCGTGTTGTACCGGGCCTGATCCGTCGCACCGTTGACCGTGGTCAGCGTCTGGTTCGCATCGGCCATCGCGACCGCAACCGTACCCGCGATCGCTGCCTCTTCCAGCGTCGTCATGCCGTTGTTGATCGTCTGGCCCCACGTGCCGATCAGCTCGCCGTCAGCCGGCAGCGTCAGACGCAGGAGTGGGGTGTAGCTGCTGGGCATGTCTGCTCCTCAAATTCAGGGTATTGTCGGCACCGGCACCCACGTACCGCCTTGACCGTCATCGACGGGCGTCCACGCACTGCCTTGCGCATCGTTGACTGGCGTCCACACACCACCCTGTGCATCGTTGACCGGCGTCCATACACTGCCTTGCGCATCGTTGACCGGCGTCCACATACCAATCTGACCGTCGTTCACGGGCTCCCACAGATCGCGCAGGATGGCGGCCACCACCACGATACTGGCCGCCTCGGGCACGAGCAGCAAGTAGTGCGCACTCGTGGCGATCGCGTCGGCGGCCGTGACGCCTTCAGGAATATCGACGAAGTAGGTCGCGCCAATTTGCGCAGCCTCCAACGCCTCGACCGCTTCGATGACGAGGGCCGCGTAGTTCGGAATGCTGCTCGGGAAATCCTGGCCTGCTGCAGCTTCGATCAAGGCAACCAGCCATGTAGCAGCAGCGCTTGCGGTATCTGCGGCACTGGCCGCTTCGTTCACGGTCGCAAGCCATGTGACAGCAGCGCTGGGGGCATCCACCGCACTAGCCGCTTCACTCGTGGAAATAAGCAGTGAGCCCTGCGTGCTGGGGGCATCCACCGTACTGGCCGCTTCGCTCACGACAGCAAGCAGTGTGCCTCGCGTGCTGGGGGTGTCCACGGCACTGACGCCTTCACTCACGGCGCAAATCTCAGCGCCCCATGGTCCCTCGCCCCAACCGTTCGATCCCCATGCCATGCCCGCTCCTACGTCGCCGTCAACGCGAACAGGTACGTTGCGCTGATGACATCACCCGTGGCCACGTTGCGATCGCCGGGAGACTGCAGATCGGCTGCGGAAAACAAGATGCCGGTCGTGCCGCCCTTGGTGTTGTTCGAGATCAGGAACGCACCGCCAATGACACCGAGCGCATTGATGGTGAACACCGCGGGCGAGGCCGAGTTCGTGATGAGTGATGGGTTCGCAGTGGATGCCGCCGCGAACGTCGCCGCCGGCCGCGTGGCGTTGCTGTACGGCGTGACCTCCGTCCAGCCCGCGTGTGACGACGCGGTATCACCGGCTGCCGGAGTGTTCGACGCCGCCGCACCGTACAGCCCGATGAACCACGCAGCCGTGTAAGCCGCGCCAAGGAAGTACTTGTCGTTCATGTCCTTGAGGCCGACGTTGACCACGAGGTTCTTCGAACGCGCCTTCCACTTCAACGAGCCATCCGGCCAGAAGCAGTCCAGCGTGTAGAAGCCGCGCGCAGTCAGTCCCTCCGGCACCTTCGCGCCCATGATCATCGTGGCCGACATGAGATCACGCGCATTGGCTTTTGCTTTCATCGCACACTATCCTTCACTTGTGGTGTGCGGTAGGTGTCCTGCCGCAGCTTGCCGTCGCCGAGCTGCTTGAGCAGCGACATCGCGTCTATGAACAGCTTGTCGTACAGCCCGACGACATCCGCCTCTTCCTTGATGAAGCGCGCGGCTTCGACCAGCATCCCGTTGAGCAACGCCGAGTCGAAGTTGTCGCCGAGCCATGTCGTGCCCGCCGTGACGATCGACTCGGGGTAGTAGCCGTAGTGCAGCTCGACCGCGTACACCACATCCGGCACAGGCCCCAGGAGCATCGTGTCCGCATCGAACTGCGCGTAGCACCGCGGGATCGCCTGCACCGCTGGATCGGGAAACATCTCCCGGATGTAGTTCACGTCCTTGTTGAGCAGGTACGTGTACGCACCGGTGAGCGGCTCGATCGCTGCCAGCGAGTACGTGTACAGGTAGTCCCCCGGGAGCGTCATGTAGGCATTGCCGGGCGACAGGCTGCTCGTCTGGTTCTTGCGCAGCGCAGGAAGCTGCACCGCGTTGTAGATTTTCTGCTCGGTGAACTGCGCGAAGCGCGCCATGTCCGCAGCAGCGAACGTGTTACCGATCGAGCTTTCCACCGCAGCGCTAAGAGCGGCGTAGTCCATGGCTCAGAAGGTCCCCTGGAACTTCTTGCCGCGCGTCGCCGCACCGCCACCGCGCGCTGTGCCACCGCCCGATGGCTTGCCGTCATCGAGCGCGCTGGATGCCGACGGCGGGTTCGACGCGGGCGCGGCCTTGTGCGTTGGAGCGTCCTTCGCGACACTGCCGCCCGCGGCGAACGCGAACGGGTTCTTGCCCTTCTTGGCCGGCGCCTTCTTGACGCCCTTGCCGAACGGTGTCATCTCCTTGGGCAGGTTGCTGCGTGTGGTCGTCATGTCGGGCTCCTCAGAACGGTGGAATGGTCGGCGTAGGAATGGGCGTCGGCACCGGGTCGGGGTTGAGCACACGCGACGCCTGCAGCCCCGTGTCGGGCCGCGGGTTGCGCAGCGCCTGGGGATCGAACACAGGATAGCGGCCCTGCCAATTCTGCGGGTGGTCGAGGTCCCAGCAGGAGCGGCACACGAGCAGGTTGTTGGCCCGCCCGGCCACCGTCTCCGTCTTCAGCGTGCGCAGCCGGTAGGTGAGCCCACAGCGGTCGCAGATACCGTGCGCGCGCTTGCCTGATGCGTAGGGGGTGCTCATCGGTACATCCTCGGGACAAGCCGCACCGGTGCCTTCTCCCGATCTTCGTCGGCAGCGAGCATCCATGCCTCGTCGTACTGCGCTTTCAGCGCCGCCACGCGCGGCAGTGCCTCGGGAATCTTCATCGACAACTGGTACGCCAGCCCGGCCGTCAGCGCGTTCAGGAACCGAAACGGAATGTCCTGCGTGGTCAGCCCGGTGCCTGCATCCTCCAGCCGCCGCAAGCGCCACACGATCATCGTGTAGAGCGTGTCGCTGTTCGGCACCGGCCACAGGATCAGCGACGGCCCTGCCGCTGCCCGCTTGACCAGCATCTGGTACGGCCGCCCTGGTGACAGCTTGTTCGGGATCGTGGTGTAGACCGACGTGCTGATGCGGTTGAGCATCAGGTCGGACTGGCTGGTGCCCGTGCCTGTGCGCACCGCCACCTCGAACACGTCCACCGTGTCGGGCGGCAGCACGTAGGTCTCCTGCCCATCGAGCAGCGGGATGTCGAGCTGATCGATCGTCCACAGGTTGATGCCACGGTTGGCCCACTCCGCCAGCAACAGGTTCAGGCTGCGCCGCGCCGTGCGGACCTGATGCCCCGCACGAACCTCGACACCGCAGCGCTCGAACGCCTCCTCGATGAGGTCGATCAGCTCAAGGTTGTAGGTGGCAGTCCCTGACGTGGCCATGGGCTACCTCAACGCTTGACACAGCCACCCTTGGCCATCCCCTGCAGGCCCGGCCGGGCCGGCATCCCCGCCTGAGCCGCCTGCTGCCGGGCCTGCACGGCCTGCTGAGCGGCCATCGGCACCTGGGCCGGGGTCTGGGCCTGCTGAGGCATCGGCCGGGCCTGTGGGGCCTGCGCAGCCTGCTGCCGGGCCTGCATGGCCTGCTGCATCCCCGCCTGGGTCGGCGGTGCCATCCCACCTTGCCGTGCCATGCCTGGATCGAAGCTCCCCACCTGCGGCCGGGCCATGCCGTGCTCCTTCTTCTCGGCCTTGAGC